CGGCCGTCGAAGAAATACTCGCGGAACTCCGCGCCGCACGTTATTCTTCTCAATAACGACACCTCGACGACCGGAAGAAGACACCTCGCGCCGCGACACCTCTCACCGGGACGGACGACACCTCGGCATCCCAAAACCGAAACGTCCCCACAAGGAGAAAACCGTGGCTAACGCCTTCCTTCACCAGTTGACCGAGAAGCGGTCGGCTAAAACATCCCTCATCGACGCAACCCTTACCCGCGCAGCGGAAGAGGATCGCGACATTACCGAAATCGAACTCGCCAACATTCAGGCTCTGAAGTTGGAAGTCGAGAAACTTGACGAGCGCATCGCGCAGATCGCCGACATCGAAACCCGCAACGCGGCCCACGCCGAAATCGTTGCGAAGGTCGACGGCGACAAGCCGGTCGAAACCCGCGGCGGCTACCGCGTCACCTCCGAGGAGGCCACCTACCACGCTCGTAGCGCGAACGACTTCCTCGCCGACGCTATGGCCGCCGAGTTCGGCGGTTCGTACGAGGCCCGCGAGCGCATCGCCCGCTACCAGAACGAAGTCCGTCTCGAGAAGCGTGACAGCGGTTCGAGCAACTTCGCCGGCTTGGTCATCCCGCAGTACCTCGTCGACCAGTTCGCGCCGCTCCGCCGCGCAGGCCGCCCGACGCTCGACATCTCGACGAACGCGGCGCTCCCGGCGCAGGGCATGACGGTCAACATCGGCCGCCTCACGACGGGAATCACCTCATACGTTCAGGCTTCGGAGAACACCGCACCGACCGAATCGTCCCCGGATGACACGCTCCTCACCGTGAACGTCAACACCGTCGCGTCGATGTTCGACATCTCGAAGCAGGCCGTCCTCCGCGGCACGGGCGTCGAGACGCAACTTCTCGGCGACGCGATCCGCTCCTACCAGACGAAACTTGACGGCCTCGCCGTTAACGGTTCGGGTTCGAGCGGCGAACATCGCGGCATCCTTAACACCTCGGGAATCGGCTCGACGACCTACACCGACGCCTCCCCGACATGGGCCGAGTTTTTCCCCAAGTTGGTGGAAAGCATCTCGGACATTTCGAGCGACTTCTACGGACACGCAACGCACATCGTCGCGCACCCGTCACTCATCGGATGCTGGCTCCGCGCCCTCGACACGACCAACCGGCCGATCTTCAACGCGACCGCCGGCAACCCGTTCAACGCGCCCGGAACCTTCGACCGTCCCGGCTACGACCTCGGCGGCCTGCAGATTCTCGGCATCCCCGTCGTCGCAGACGCGAACGTCCCGACGAACCTCGGCTCCGGCACGAACGAGACCGCGGTCATCGTCGGCGACTTCCGCGAGTCCTACATCTGGGAAGATCAGGGCGGGAACCCGCTCTACGTCCGGTTCGAGCAGCCCGACGGTAACATAGCCATCCGTACCGTGGTGTTCGGCTTCAGCGCCTACACGGCTGGTAAATACCCGAGCGCGTTCTCCGCGGTCACCGGAACCGGCCTCATTACGGCTAACTGGGCCTAGCAACTGTCCCCGGGTCGCACAGGCCCGGGGATGCTCCCACCATGAAAGACCTACTCGTCGCAGCACTACGACGCGAACTCGACGGCTACATCCGCCGCGGCCGCCTCGATCGCGCTCGGCAAGTCGTCGACCAAATGGTTCTCCTCGGGAGCGACGTATCCGAGTACCTTTCGGCGCTCGACTCGTCGACTGTGCCTCCCGAGGAGGCCGCCACACCTAAACCCGTGAAGAAAGCGGCACGAAAGGCGTCGAAGAAGTGACGATTACGAACGGTTACGTCACGCTCGCCCAAGTGAAGGGTTATCTCGGTATCCCGGTCGCCGACACGGTCGACGACACCCTTTTGGAGCAGATCGTCGAGTCGGCTTCGCGGTCGATCGACCGGATCGCGGGACGCTACTTCTACCAAGATTCGACCGCGACCGCCCGCTATTACCGCGCCGTTTCCCCGGTTTCGCTCCTCGTCGACGACATCTCGACGACGACGAGCCTCACGGTCGCCGTCGACACCTCCGGCGGCAACACCTACCCGACGGCGATGGTTTACGACACGGACTTCATCGTCGAACCTTTTAACGCCGCCGCCACCGGTCGCCCGTACACCCTTTTAACGGCGATCGGCCCGCAATACTTCCCGTATCCGTGGAACTATCGTCCCGGCGTCAAAGTGACCGCCCGGTGGGGATGGCCGTCCGTCCCCGACGACATCGTCGAAGCCGCGTTAATCCTCTCCGCCGATCTTTACAAACGGAAAGACTCGGTAGGTGGCGTTCTCGGCCTCTCCGAAATGGGCGCTATCCGAATGTCGCCGCTCGGCCGCGACATTTCGGCGATGGTCCGCGCCTACCGCCGCGAGGTCGTCGGATGACGATCACGATCTCGGCGCTCCGCGCCGGCGCACAAACCCAACTCGACACCGTTTCGACGTTTCGCACGATCTACGACTACGTCCCGGACACCGCACCGCCAACCCCTTCGGCGATCGTCGGCAACGTCTCGCTCGAATGGGACGAGGCGATGCAACGCGGCCTCGACCGCGCCACGTTCTCGGTCTACGTCGTCGTTTCGCGTATGGCGGAACGCTCCGGCCAAGAAACCCTCGACTCTCTTCTCGCCGGGTCGGGAGCCGGGTCCGTGAAGACGGCGCTCGAAGCCGGCGGAAACCTAAACGGCTCATGCTCGACCGTGAGAGTCACGACCGCGACCCCGATCTCTATTACGATGGGCGGCGTGGACTTTTTCGCCTACGAATACGAGGTAGAAGCCTATGGCTAGTTACAAGATCGTTTCGGACCGTATCGCAGGCAAGAAGGCCGGCGACACGATCACCGACGAAGAACTCGACGGATGCGACATTGCCGCACTCGTGGAGGCCGGCCACATCACCGGCGAAACCCAACCCAAAACCCAAAAGGCCGAAAAGGAGTAACCCGTGGCCGTTTTTGTCCTCACCGACGCTGCAGTAACCGTTAACTCGGTGGATCTGTCCGACTACGTCACCGCCGTAACCCTCAACTATGAGAAAGACTCGGTCGAAGTGACCGCGATGGGCGCCACCGGACACAAGTTCACCGGCGGCCTTCAGAACATCTCCCTCGACGTCACTTTCAACCAAGACTTTGCCGCTTCACAGGTCGCCGCGACCCTCGACGCGCTCGTCGGATCCACGACGACCGTCGTCGTAAAGCCGACCTCCGCCGCGGTTGGCGCAACGAACCCGTCCTACACGATCACCGACGCTTTCCTCGCCGCGACGCAGCCCGTCGCCGGTTCGGTCGGCGACCTCGCGACCATGTCGGTTTCGTTCACCGGCGGATCCCTCGCTAAAGCAGTCGCGTAATCCATGCTTCTCGTAACCGTCCGGCACAGGGACGGCCGCGAGGGGACATTCCCCGTATGGCCGTCGGTCGAGTATGCCTATGAAACCGACAAGGAAACCGGCACGTTTGATTCGTTGTGGGACGACAAAGTCCCCGCACCGAAACACCACCACTACCGGCTCGCCTACTATGCGGCCCTCAAAGCGGGCGCGGTCGGTCTCGGCGAAGTGTTTGACAAGTGGATCGACAACATTTCGAGCATCCAATACGGCAAAGGAGACGACTCGGGAAACCCTACGCCGGAGGAGCAGCCGCCGAACTCTACGCCCTCCTAGCAATTAGGACCGGCATAGCACCGACGGCGCTCCTCGAAACCCCCGACGACATTCTGGCCGCCATGATTCGCTATCTCATCCCGAAACCTAAAAACGACTGGGAAGCCCTCGCCGACATGGAGGTTCCGAATGGCTAGCGGCACTTACGGCTATCGCGTCGAAAAAGGCGTCGGCAGTCGAATCCAAATTGAAGGTCTTAAAGAGACGCAGGCGGCTCTCCGCGCCGTGTCTAAAGACCTGAAAAACGAAATGAAACCGACGCACCTAAAAGCGGCCGAGATCATCGTTGACGGCGCGAAACGGTACGTCCCGGTCCGTAGCGGCAAACTCTCCGGATCTATCCGGGCGGCGGCCACGCAGACAGGCGGCAAGGTACGCGCAGGTTTCGCCGCCGTCCCTTACGCGGGTCCGATCCATTTCGGCTGGCCGTCCCGCCGTATAAAGCCGCAACCGTTTATTTATGACGCGATGGACGAACGGCGGCAAGAGGTCTACAGGGTCTACGCGGAGCGCATCTCGAAGATAATCGTGCATTACGACTTGGATGGCCGAACCGTGACCGTCGGCGGACTCTAAACTTGTCTCATGGCCCGCGCTAAGTCGATCTCGATCCCGGTAACAGGGAACACGGCTCCGCTACGGAAAGCCCTAAAAGATGCGCAGAAAGAACTAACCCTCTTCGGGAAAGCGCAGCAGAAATGGGCGTCGGCGTCCGGTCTGGCCTACAGCATCGCCGGCGCTCAAGCGGTGCAATTCGTCGGCGACACAATTAAAGCCGCATCCGACTTACAGGAAGCGACCGCCAAGTCGGAGCAAGTGTTCCGCGGGTCCGCGGCCGAAATTGAGAAATGGGCCGAGACGGCATCGTCGGCGTTCGGCCAGTCAAAAACGCAGGCACTCGAAGCCGCCGGCACATTCGGGAACCTTCTCCGCGCTTTCGGCAGTACCGCAACCGAAGCCGCGACAATGTCAACTCGGCTTGTCGAACTCGCTTCCGACCTCGCCAGTTTCAACAACACCCCGGTCGACGAGGCTCTTAACGCGCTACGAAGCGGCCTCTCGGGCGAAGCCGAGCCGCTAAAACGGTTCGGTGTCGCACTCCAAGACACGCGCCTCAAACAAGAAGCGATGAACCTCGGACTTATCGAAACAACGACCGCGGTCCTCCCGCCCGCAATTAAAGCGCAGGCGGCCTACTCGCTTATCCTGAAAGACACAGCGCTCGCACAAGGCGATTTCGAGCGCACCCAAAACGGCCTCGCGAACTCAACAAAAACGCTACAGGCCCGCTACAAAGACCTAACGACGGAACTCGGCCAAGCTTTTATCCCCGTCGCCGAAACACTCGTCACGACATTAAATAACGCGGCCGAAGCAACCCAAAAATACGAGAACCCGGTCGCCGGTCTCCTCTCCATTACGAGCGACTTCACCGACGGCCTCTTTAACACGATCTACAGCGTCACCGGCCTCGACAGCGTCCTAAACGAGGTTGAGACCACCTTCCGAATGTTGACCGACACGGAATACGACCAAAAGCAGCAAGTCGCCGAACTAGCGAACACCTACGCCGACCTGTCCTACATTCTCCGCGAGCAATACAAAGACTGGGACGCGATAAACCCATACATCGAAAAAAACGCCCAAGCCGCGAGAGAAGCCGCCGACGCCTACGACGATCTCATGGCGTCGATCGCACAAAGCGAGTTCGACCTAATTGTCGACTCCATGAAAAAACAAGTCGCCGCACTCGAAGATGTCGCCGAGCAGCAGAAACGGAACCGCGAAGAAGCCGCAAAAACCGCCGCCGAAGAAAAGAAAGAAGCGGCCGCCGCTCGGCAGGCGTACCGCCAACGAGCGCAAGATCTACGAAAAACACTTGGCGAAGCCTTGAAAGATGCTAAAGAAAATCTCGCGGAAGCCCGCCAAGCCGCCGACGAGTTCGGGCAGTCTCTCGCTAATTCGTTCGGAGTGTCGCTTTCTGCCGCCTATTCGGACGCTAAGAACGCCGAAGACAATTACACCGAAGCGCTCAAAGCCCGTAAAGAGGCTTACAGCAAACTCGACGACATCAAAGCAGCGCAAGCCCTCTACGACGAAGCCGCGGCAAGAGGCGAAAACACTAAAGAACTAGCGAAGCAACTCCCGACACTCGACGACTACCTGAAGGCCCTTAAAGACGTACAAACGGCCGAGGAAGGCGTCACCACAGCCCAAAAAGCCCGAGTAGCGCCCGCCGCGGCGTTCGCCGAGCAGATCGCAGCCGCCAAAACCTTCGGAACAAACCTGCAAACCCTCGTCGGACAGGGACTCGGAAAAGCCGGGCTGCAACAACTTCTCGACCTCGGCCCCACGGTAGGCGCGGAAGTAACGAAAGAAATCCTCGCCGGAACCGCCGGCTTTACCGTCGGCGGCCTAAACGAATCGCTTTCCGCGCTGCAAGGCGTGCAAGCCGGTCTGGCCGCTGGCGTCACCGCGGCCCTCGCACCAACAGCGGACATTAACGCTGCCCAAGCCCAAGTCGACGCGCTCTCGTCGGCGAGCATTGGCGCTCCCGGCGTCGGTCAGGGGATGACGATCGTCGTTAACGCCGGCGTCGGCGACCCGGTCGCGATCGGCGCACAAGTGAAGAGCGTTTTGCAGTCCTACGACCAGCGGGCCGGGAAACTAACGGTTCAGGGTCCTAAGAAGAAAGCGAAGAAAAAGTAATGGCTTCAGGCTTCCCCGGGTCGATCGACAATTTCACCGACCCGCTCTCGAATTCGTCTCTTTCGTCGCCGTCTCACGCGGGGCAACACGCGGACCTTAACGATGCGGTCGAGAAGATCGAAACCTACATGGGGTTAGTGAAAGTAATCCCGACAGGCGTTTCTAGTGCAGGCGGGACAGCCGCCACCCTCGCATCTAACGGTACGGTCACAATAGGCACGAGCAACACGAGCATTACACTAAATGGGGTCTTTTCTTCATTGTATCGCAACTATCGCGTCGTATGGTCAGTCGCGGGCCAGTCTGCAACATCAAACTTACAGTTTTCGATGAACGCATCGGGGTCGACTGTCTATTACACATCCGGTATCTACATGGCCCCTAGTAGCGCAACTGTCAATGGTTACCAAACGAACACGACTAGCAACATCGTTGTCGGCGTATGGCAGAGCGGATTATCAAATGCCACGGGATGCTTTGACGTTCAGAGTCCGAATCTTGCGGCTCGAACATTTGTCCAATCCCAGTCTGGCGCACCGGGTTATTTTTGGTGGGGTGGTGGTCAAGTGGCGGACAGCGTACAAAACACGGACTTCACGTTTTCATTTTCATCTGGCAACGTGACTGGCGGGTCTATCGTCGTCTACGGCTACCGCAACTAGAGACGATGCCGATCACCTACAACGAAACCGGCGTCACCTACGACGCGACCGGCTACACCTACAACGGCGACCCCTTCGCGCCGTCCGTGTTCCCCGTCGCCGGCGTCTACGTCGCGTTCG